TGTGCAAACAACTTGAACCATACACAGAAATGGATGATGAGCAAATTTACTTTGTTCTAAACCAAATAGATGAAGATTGCTATTCAAGACCTCAGTATGAGAAGTTTGTAAAATCACCAAAAACTACTACAAACGATAACGACATTGTTAGGCGAAAGTTTGTTATGATTGATTTCGACCCTATAAGGAAATCATCTGTGAATAGCAGCGATGAGGAATTCGAATATTCAATCAAAAAAGCGAGGGAGGTTTATTCATACTTAAAAGAAGAGGGGTTTCCTGAACCAATATTCTGCTATAGTGGGAATGGAACTCATCTTCAATATAAAGTTGATTTGCCAAATGACAAAGATACCACAGAAATAATTAAATTATTTTATACACATCTTGCATCTAAATTTACTGATAATCAGATAGATATAGATTTAAAGATTTACAATTTGGCAAGATTATGCAAGGTTTATTCAAGTGTTTCCAAAAAAGGTGCGAATACTCCAAGCAGACCATGGAGAAAATCTGAGATTAAATATGTTCCAAGTGAAATAAAAATAACACCAATAGAATTATTTAAAAAACTCGCAGATTTAGTCCCAAAAGAAGAACATGCGAAGCCAACGACAAACAAACAAAACTATTTTAATGACAATAAGTTTGATTTGGAGAGTTGGCTCAATACTCATTGTGTTGAGTACAAGAAAAGCCAAGAAGGTGGTTCGATGAAATATATAATAAAGAATTGCCCTTGGGAAGACTTGCATTCAACAAAGAATCCATATTCCTCTGTCATATTCCAAGATGCAGATGGCAAAATGGTTTACTCATGCGCTCATTCACACTGCATTGACAAGAAATGGGCTGATTTCAGAACGTTTTACGAGCCAGACGCATACACGAAGAAGAACGACAATTATGAGAATGTTCGTGGCTACAGAAGACCGATAAAGCCTAAATTCGAGATTAAGGAAGAACTTCCTGAGCTTGGCAAGAAATGGTTCTGCATGAAAGACATTAAGAAAGTCGATATATCGGATTTGACATTCATTCCCACAGGCTACAACTCGATAGACATGCTCATAAACGGTCTTTGTCTCGGTCAAGTGTCAATCATGTCAGGAAAGAACTCGGCTGGAAAGACATCGTTTCTCAACTCCATTGCAATGAACTCTGTGGATGCTGGTTTCAAAACAGCGATTTGGAGCCGTGAGATCCCTTCGTTCCTGATGAACACGTGGCTACAGATGGTTGCGGCTGGCAAGGAATATATGAAACCTTCGAAGAAGAACGGATTCTATTATGTTCCGAATGAGATAGCCGACAAAATCAACGAATGGACCGATGGGCGGCTGTTCATTTACAACAACGAGTACCCATCGCAATGGGAGCAGCTTCTCAACGACATGAAAATCCTTGTCAAGGCTGGTGTCAAGCTCTTCATACTTGACAACCTTTTCAGCATGAACGTTGACATATTTGATGGTGACAACAACGACAAGCACAAGGCTTTGATTATGCAGATTATGGATTTCGCAAAGGAGAACATGGTTCATGTGATATTGGTTGCACATCCGAGAAAGGCTACGACATTCTTGCGCAAAGAGGACATTAAGGGAACTGGCGTTCTGTCGGATGCCGTTGACAACATTTTCATTATCCACAGGGTCAACAACGATTTCATCAAGGCTGGAGGTGAGTTTTTCGGCAACTCGCTTATTCAGGAGTTCAGCATATACGGAAATGTCGTTGAGATTGCCAAAGACCGTCTTTTCGGCAAAATGGGGCATTTGTGCGGACTTTTCTTCGATGAGGTGGGCAAGCGTTTCCTCAACACCGAGACCGAGAACAGAAGGTACGGTTGGATTGAAGAACCTCATCAGATAGAGATAAACCCTGAACAAGCCTCAATATCTGACGGCATGACAAACAACACGAGTTTTGACAGTAACTATACACAGAGCACAACGAAATGCTCTGAAAACGAAGAAAACGGATATTCAGACAGCATTAATAACTTTACGGACGACAACTTCGGTCTTCCGTATTAAAAACAAATACAAAAAATGAAAAACATTCTCGATTTTATCAACAGGAAAATTGAAAGCGGTGAAATGTGCAAGGATGGTATTGCCATGGTAAATCATGCGAACACACGAAAGTCCATCTTTGATGCCGCCACATCGGCGAAGGGCGTTGAGTTCCTTTGCGAGATGAAAATGAAAGGTGACGGGCTTGATTCATCTGACATCATGCGTAATTTCAACCAGTTTGTCAACGGTAATTATGTAAGAGACGAAAGGTATCGTTCAAGAATGTACTGCAAGTTCAAGGGAGCTGCTTTATGCGATGCGAATCTACTTATGGTTCAAGACTGCGAGATGAAATTTTCAGTTCCTAAGACAATGATATGCGAGATTCATGTTTGCGGTGAATCTTATGTTGAAATTGTCGGAGAAGGCAAGGCAGCGATAGTAGCATGGGGAGATGAGGAGCATGTGAAAATACACACGAGCGGAAAAAACTTCAAGGTTTTGAGGAAAACTGACGCTGAGAAATAAAATTTTATTATTTTTGCACAAAAAAAGAATGTTATGAATTTTCATTTGAGCCTATGCCTTAACAAATACAAGGGAGCGAGGATAGTTGAGCTGAAAAACGAGGAGACTTTGCAGATGGAGGAAGGTGTTTTCATCCCTATAAAAGAGAACGACATAAACGTGTCATCAAAAGGTTTCGCATACTCAGTTCTTGTTGTAAAGCAGATGATGTTCCCACAGGGAGATTCAACACACAGAGCCTATCCTTTGTCAGGCACGAAAGAGGAGAAAGACAAGATATATAACTTTGATTACGTATCAAGTTATTATGTAGGCAAAATGAGGCCGTTCAAATTTTAAAAGCCAATGACATGGATTTGACTGTGAATTTCTATTTTTACGGAAAGCATGTGGTGACAACCACCACAACACCTCAGCAAGGCGTTACTGTGAATACCACGAGCTACGACCCTACGACTCTTGGTTGGCACGACCTTGAGAACGATTCGCACTTCGGTGGTGTCAGATACAGAATGTGCGAGGGTCTTGAGGACAAGGGAAAGGCGAAGAACATTGTCACAGAGACTTATGGAGATTCAGACAAAGTTCGCTCGTTTGTGCCATCAAATGTGACACGTGAGGCTACGACAATAAAGTTCACTTTTGTTTTCCTAGGAGAAAGCAGACAAGCTGATTACCAGTATCTTTACGAGTTTTTCAAGGGTCAGAGGGTTGTTTACTGGGACACAAAAAGAAAGCGTGCGTGCGTGCTGTTGCTCACAAGCCAGCTCAAGCCTTTGAACGATGTGTACAAAGGATCTACGCCTTACATACAAGCCGAGTTCGAATTCTCGAACCTCACTGGCGAGTCTGTTGTTTGCGACACAAAGGAGAGCGCATATTACTGGGCTCACAACATAATGGAATTAATCTAAAAAATATCAAAATGGAAGAAACTACAACATTCAGAGAGACGCTTGTTGAAGCGTTGGGATTCGCACAAATTGGCGAACTGCCGCCAGAGGACAACGGTGGCGCATTGTGGATGAAAGCAATTGCCATTGTCACAAAGAAAGATGGAACGAGGGCTTATTGCATCCTCTACAGGACTGATTTCGAGACATACATGTACAAGGCTGTTTTCGGAACATGCTCACCAGTGCACAAGGTTATCAAAATTTATCCTTACGAGGTCGTTACCGATTTGCCGGTTCCCAAGTTCGCACCGAAAGACAAGAACAGCAGAATTGGTTTCATCAAGAAAAACAGACCTGATGACAAATTCGATTTTCAGAGTATGTCAATTGATGAGCTTGACAGTGTTATAAACAAAATCGGTTTCGAGATTTACAACACATCTGTTCACGCAATTAACAGACCTGATGATAAAGCTGAGCAAACTCAATCTGAAACAAAAGAATCAAAAGAAGAAATAAAGCAGGAATAAGGATATGGAAAGAGATGAAATGAGAAACGAGCTTGATGAGCTTGTAAGAAAAGTAAAGGAAACACACAGTGATGTGGACATTGACAGAATATTGTCGTTGAAAGGGCAGCTCGATGTAGAGCCTATGCACTTCTACGAATACGAGAAAGATGTTGTGGATAAATACGAGGATGATGCTTTTTGTATCTACAAGACAGAGCGACACATCCACTACATGACCAGAGGTGGTTATCACATTTTCGTACAGCCGAGCTACGCAAGTCTATACAATACTCTCGATGCGGTAATGGACACTCTAAAAAGAATCAGCGAGCTTATAGATGAAGAGCGCAATATTTTCATGGATAATGTTGAGGCGATAAAATACATTCTGCTTTGCCCTCTCTTTGTCACAGGAAACTATGGCGCAATGCTTGAGGTGGCAACTCAAATCGTGAAGAGCCTTGGCAAAATTCTTGAAAACGCAGAGCCGGAGAAGGAGGATCACATGCTGAACGAGGATTTCAAGCAAGCCGAGCTTGGTCTTGACAACTTGCAGAAACACGCAAATGAACTTGATAAACTTTCGAAGTAATGGCGAAATCGAAGTCATCCAAGAAAGTGTCCGCAAAGGCATCAAAACCTAAGGTTTCCGTCAAGAAGGCGAAGAAAAAGCCTATGAAGATGGGTCATGGCGATGGAACGCTGTTCAGTGCAAAAGCAAAAATTCTATTTGTTAAAAAATGAAAAATATTGATATTATAATAGTTCGTGTTTTGCCTATCTTGCTTTACATTATGATGGGAATAGAGATTATGGTGTATATGCTTGGATTTGATATTGGTAATTTCTATTATCTCCATTCCAACAGCTTGATATATGCCGCATCTCTGTTCTTCATATCGTTGGCAAACAGAAGATACCATTGCACATACAACCGTATTTGTTATATTGTGCTTTGCGTTGTTCCGATACTTAACTACTTGGATGCCGAATTCGACATTTCGCCAGATACACAGTTTGGTTTCATATTAATAGCAATTATATACATTGTAGGTCTTGTTTTGACCGCATGGCTCGCTATCAGACACTTCGTGAAAGCACTCAAAAGAAAAAGAAATGCCAGACCTTAAATCGCATGTCATTAACATGCTGAAAAGCACTATAGAAACGCTGTCCAACGACTGCACAGATGATGAAGTCGCAGAGGCAATATCATCAATAAACCCTCACAGATTCGGATTCGTGAGGGAATCGGATTTCGCAAACACGGATGAGTGCATGAGGTATCTCGGCATAAAGAACAGGGGAAAGTTCTTCTCAATAATAAGGGATAACGGCATAGAGAACAAGACTTTCAACAACATGCACATAGGTTTCAGAAAAAAGGAAATCGAGAAGCTTTACATGAAACTCAACAAAACCAAAAAGATTTTCAAATGATAGTAACAATTGACAACCAAGAGGATTATATATTCACAGCGACTGTGACTGAAAATGTTTTTGTATTTTTTTCCACATCTACTTTTTGATACTCACTAATTCCTTCATGATTGGCAGAAATGCCGCCTTTTTTGTTTATTTTGTTAATTGGTAGGTCTCATGCGAAATGAGACCTATTTTTGTATCGTCTTTTTGCGCAAAAACGGACAACCAATGCCCGAAGGAGAAAGAGGGTGACAAACAACAAGAAAAAACATTAAAGATGGATTCAAGCGAATTATTATCAACCATGAGCTTGCTTAACGGCAAGCACGACATGAGTTCTTACGAGCAGACGATGTTGATGGATAAGATGAGCCGCAGACCTTCTGGTACTGGTGTCGCTGGTCTTGTTCTCGGTACTGTAGGCGCAGCCGTTGGTATCGGCGCATGGATTTTTGCTCCTATTTTCGCCAATGCGAAAGCCAATGGCGTGAAAGATTTGGCAAACGCACAATTTGCAGCCAACAACCAGCAAATCTCCGCTCTCGCAAATCTGCTCGGCACGGAGCGTGCAGAGCGTGTTGCTCAGGGCGTCACTCTGACCCAGACCGTGAACGACACCGTTTCAGGTCAGCAAGCCAGCACCTTGACCGCACAGCAGGCAGCAGAACTGTCTGCCGTCAACTCTGTGATGCAGCAGACTTTTGCAGATGCTGTTACAGGCCGTTCCTCGTTGAACCCCACTCCTGTCAACATCTACTCTGCTCCACAACCTTGCAGTTGTCCAAACAGCTGCGGTTGCGGCAACAACTAAACATAGGGAGGGTTAATCCCCTTTCTATTTTTCATTAAAACCAAATACAATGTTTTTCACGAAGCCAAAAATTGACCTGAAAATGATAGCGGAAATGAACTTCACATCAAAGACGAAAATCAAGCAGTACGCATTGTTGCTCGCAAAGGGCGACATAAAATACGCAAGCGAGATTTACGATTTCCTGATAAAAGACCTCGATGACCTTCCTGCCGAAGATCCAGTCCCTCCTACAACAATGGAGAAGATAAAGGACACTGTAGGCGGAGGTGTGTCATGGCTCAGAGAGAACGAGGAAACTCTTGTGAACACGTTCGAGCGTATCATGGGATTGATACAGAGCAGAAGAGGAGGAGGATTATCATCCGCACCATCAGCAACACCTTTGAACCCTATAAACTAATGACGTATGGAGAACGGAATAGCACATATCGAATTCAACATTTACGCTGACACAGAAAACGGAGGAGCTGCCTTGAAAAAGGCTATATGCGACTTCATAGCGTATCACGGAAACATGGGTGTGAAGGTCACTGCTGAGAAGGTTGCGAACGCAATCAATCATTGGCAAGACAATTTATTCGTAAAAAACAAGGTAACAAACTATTTGAGGAAATGAAAAACAAATGTGACAACGACTGCGGCACATGCCAAATGTCAAATCAGATATTCTGCTCCCTGAGCTTCGCAAAAGCCAACAACGCTGCGATGAAGTCCATAATGGACAGACTTGATGCTATGGAAAAATCTTTTGCTATTCTCAAAGGAAGCGAGAATGTCATCAACCCAATGTCAGAAGTGCAAAATGACCCTGCACAGACAGAAAACCAAGAGGGTCTATAACAATTAAAACAAAAAGCGATGATTGACATTACAACAGTATCGGCAGCTGCGACCACACAAGTGGTCACATGCAACGTGACAGAGAGACTTTGCCAGCGTTACTATCTCACCGCATCCATCCAGCCTGCTGTCAACGTGACATATTCCGTTGACGATTACAAGCTTGTTGGAACGACTGAGTATGTTACGGTAAAAGCCTCCGTGACCATCACCTATGTCCCTACAAACGGCTCGCATTGTTGTCCGAGGACAAACATTTTCACCGAATACTTCACAGTGGCTTTCACTGATGTTACCGCATTGGCTGTACCCACAGTGACAGAAAGCGATGGAATTGTCGAACCCGACTATGTGAACTGCTGCGATGTTGCAGGGGGAATCTCCGCAATTAACGTGGTAACAATCTCAATAGGTTAGTCATGATTGGTGTGGCAAGTGTTTTCATAAGCTGTGTGCTTTTCATACACATGGGTCTCGGAGATGCAATATCCGAAACACTGAAAATAGATTTCGTTCTTCTCAGGTGCGTGAAGTGTCTCACATTCTGGTCAATGCTTGCCTACACCATTGTCTTCACAAGCATTACATGGACAGCCTGTATCGCAATCGCATTCTTGGCTTCGTATGCTGCGTTATGGGCTGACCTTGTTTTGTCAAAAGTCGCTGCTATTTACGATGAGAAATACAACAAGATTTTGGATTCAGAAGGGAACAACGATAAGCACGGTAATCTCGGACAAAACACCGAAACCGAAGAAAAGAATCGGTTGTAAAAATTGTAAAAAGAAAGGAGAAGAGCAATGACACTTTACGATTTGGTCAAAAAATACGGCAAAGGACTTGGAGAGAAGTCTATGTGGAGTTCTGTGAAGGTCATATCAGATGAGATAGACCCAATGAGAGAATCCAATCCTGAATGGTATTGGAATCTTCTCAAGAAAACCTATTGCGCCATGAACGGAGGACATTTCAACGAGGAATTCGCACGTTGGCAGGTTGAGCAAATGTACTACACCGACAAGGAAGGCACAAAGCACCACGCTCCCTACTGGAACGAGGATGACATGAAGGCTGTTTACAACAAAGCCAAGAGCGAGATTCCGTCAGCGTACAACTACTACGATTTCTGCGTGACAATGAACATGCTGAAATCCGACAACTACTGTATGCTGAAAAAGTGGAATCCGAACGCCACAGAGGAGCAGCTTGACGCAATGATTGTTGATATGTCCATCAACTATCTCAACGACCCAGACGCTCCATACCCCACAGAGAAAATTTGGCGTTACATAATGTCATAGTCATGGAAGCGGACAAAATTTCTTTCGCAATGTACCTTATGATTATAGGTCACAAGTGACCGCAAAACTCGGAGGGAGGTATGGGAAAAATATCGAAAAAACCATCCTCGCCTCCGTTTTTCGTATAATCATCGAAGTTGTAATTACCTTCCATTATCTCACAACTTTAAGAGAATCGGATATTCTGATTGTTGTCATATCCTCCATTCCTATTTCTGGAATGTTAATGACGCACTCAACCTCAACATACTGACCGCCACCAACAATAATTTCATTAACTCCGACCCATCCAGCAGATGCTGTTTCCTGTGAAACAGAGTCTGCAATGGAAGAAATTGTTATTGTAACATCTCTGTTTGAGCCGTTGTATATACGGCATATATTTCTGCTATGGTTGCTTGATAAGATGTCAACGGACATATCTTCATCATATTCAGCGTAAATATAGTTTTGACCGGTTGTTGTGTCAAACTCTATCTTTGCGCTATTCTTCTCCGATGTAATAAACGTGTAATTTTTGTTCACATATCCGAGAATAAAATTCTTCACAGCCGACATTGCGGCCTTTTTAATTTCATCGTTTGCCGAGTTTGAATCCTGCATAGGGATTAACGAGTTTTCGGTAATTTGTGAAACCGAGCTGAAGTTCTCAAGGTTGCTCTGATAAACGGTGTCTGTGGGTAATACTTGGTTTTGCATATTTTAAATTTTATTGTTTGTTTCCTAAAATTATGAAATTTCCAGATTGGTCTTTTTTGCCGATAAGATGATGTGTCGTGTCGTTGTATTTGCCTACAATGTTGAAAGTTTTTCTTGGCTCAATGTAACCTATTGTGCATTTGTCGTAGATTCCGAACGTGTCAGCATCTATACGAAGAACGCACGTTACATCTCGTTTCACATCCGAATCAACATTAACTTGAATTGATATGGAGAATTCATATTCAGAATCCGAACCCGGGTCTCCGTTGATATAACCTCCGTTCTGTGTTGTGTTTCCGTCAGCTGTATAACTCTGTGGCACAACTATCATTTCATTGTTAACACCCTCTATATAGAATGTAAGCCGTTTTGAGTTTGAAACACCAGTCACATTCAGCGTTGCCGTTTTATTCTCTGTCGTATAGCCGAGCTCTGTGAATCTGACAAACTCATCTTTCCCTTTAATTGTAACAGGAATTTCCCTAGATAAAATCCCGTTGTCAACAGTTATGGCGTTTGAATCGTTGTCCCTTCCTGTATAGTCTGTTGTAACACTGATATATCCATTTCCAGTTCCAGAATCATGCGACAATGAAATGGTGTCTGTGTCATCCGCATCGGCAGTCCAATTTGTGTCTGATACAACTCTTATTCCTTTTGTCTCCCCATTGCAAATTTCAAGATTCTGAGGAACGCAGAAAAGATAGTTTGACAACGAAGTGTTCTGATAAGTACAAGCGTTTTCAGCGTGGCAGAAGTAAATGCTTGGATGCTTGTAGAAAGTCACAAGCCTGTAAGATGTGGCCGGTATCGCTATCGGGTTCTCGTTTGATATTATATTCATGTTGCCAACGATATTACCGACAAGCGTCAGTGTTTTCTGTTGGTTTGATGGATTGAGAAAAAGCACATGCGTTGCCACGCCGTCGCTTGACGAGTTCAGAAGTATTGTTCTTGTTAATGAAGATTCTGTCAAATTGCAATAATAGTATTTCTCAACATCAAGACCGTTTATAACAGAAACCTCAGCTCCGCTCTCGCTAATATCCTCGTACATTTCACCAACTTTATCCGCATGGAATTTCTTAACGCTGTTGTCCGCATAAGATGTGTCATCATCGCTGTTCTTCACAAACTTTGTCGGGAAAAGCGATGTAGGCTCCGTTGTTGACAATGTGGTGTCCGCATAGTCTCCGTTGAGAACCTGTACATTGTCAATCTTTAATGTGGTGTCGCTTCCCCTTGACACAGAAATTGCGATTCTCATATACTGAGCGGCGACCACAGGCTGTATTCTGCTAACAATGTATCTCCAATCGCTTGTAAGCTCAATTCCAAGGCTTTCGTTCGATATTTCCGTTTTGTCGCCTTTATAGTACGTCACTGACAATACTGCTCCAACATTGTCGGATTCATCGACAAGAGACTGCAAAATTGCTGCTGTGTAAACGCTATTATCGCTGCATGGTATGTATTGGTTTAGTTCGAGCTTTGCATCCGTGTTCTGGTCAAATGTCGCAACAACGCATTTTTCTTTCGTAAGACCGCCTTTTTCTGCAATGTCTATACTCTTTATATTGTTTGTGCCGAAAGCCTCTGAAACAGAAGAAAACCAACCGTCTTTGAAAATGTTTTTGACTTCAACCCTGCTTCCAATTTGCCCCCATATTTTTTCCTTTGTGTCGCTCTGCTGTATTGCGGCTATGTCGTTTGTGTTTCTTGCGAGTTGTGATCCAACTCCTATTCCATCAGTTCCAATTACAATCTCATTCTCCACAACAAGGTTTGGAATCGTGGTCTGCAACTCAGGTGTGGGAGATTGTGCTGAAAAACCACCATCCTTGCTTGTAGGAGTAATTATTTGAGGCTGGATGTTGATAATTTCAGAAAAACGTCTTTTTCGCTTGAATTTATCTTTCAATTCCAATGTCACGTCAGGCTGAGAGCTTGTTGATGCCATTTTGTATGTGAACGAGGACACATAGTAAATGTCATTAATGTTTTCATCTGCGTAAACAATAGGAACTTTTGCGGATTCATTCAAGTATGTGTCAAGCTGCAAAAATGTGTTGTTCTCGGCATAGAAAACTTTGCTCAGAGAAAGAGAGTATGAGAATTTCTCAATATTGTTCTCGTGCATGTGTTTGATAATCTCATGCATCAGTCGCTCCTCTGCTGCCGCAACGTATGTAGAAGGCAGGTTTATGTTGAGAATCACAAATGTGTCTCCGTTATTTGATACGGGATTCTGTTCATTTTCATCCCAGTTGTCTCCACGAGGCCTGTAAAGGTTCTGTGCGTTTGGCATCAATACTCCGTATGTCTCGTAGTCCTTTGCCAAGCATACCCATACCTCGTGGTTCTCAGTGTCTTGCTGTCTTTCAGTAGGAGTACCTAACCTTACATTCCCCCAAATGCTTGAATCGTCTGTGTAATCTTCCGATGTGTCATCATTTGTCCATCTTCTCAAATTACCGTTGGCATCAACCATGACCGTATTGTTTCCGTTTTGGTCAACACGGATTTCGAAATTGCATCCGCCACAAGATCCGCTTGTCATTGAGAAAGTCATTTTGCCGCCATCGGATGCGCAGTCAAAAAGATTGAACCCAAGACCGCTTGCATGGTTTGTTTTTCTTAATTTTCCGTAGAAATAAGGATGAATGTATGTTCCATCTTCTATTCTCGCATCTGAATCATTCTCATCGTAAGCGAATTCAGAAAACATGTCAATCCTCAACCCATGAGTGTTGGTTATACCCTCAATAGTTGGCTTTATGTCATCGAAACGTTCCACATGCTCATGCGGTCTCGTCTCATCGTACTCGTTTTCAAAAACATACTGTACATTTTCATCATCCTTATAGCTGTCGTTTTTAATGTTTAAGACAGATGAAATTGTAACAGATTCTTCCCCCATTGGTTCATCGACAATTGGAAAGGCGAGTCCACCTTGCGGATATTGCATGATAGCTCGGAAAGGATAGTTTTTGGCCTCGTAGAATAATCTTTCACCAAGTGTTCTCCTATATATTGGCGGGCATAACCTTGTTGTGTACGGAATGAAATCTCTTTGAACAAAATAAATATAGTCTCCAATTTGAGGCGTGTTGGCGACTCTTATTCCATAGTTGCCAAGACCGAAAATCTCTATCGCTTCCTCTTGCTGCTGATCATTTTGTATAATTGAAGTCCATGAGTTTACATATCCCTTTGCTGTTATTTCAATTTCATTGTGGTAAACAAAATCGTTATATGGGAAATCTGTATGAGGTGTCTGCACCCAAATAAGCTCTCCAGTATGAAGGTCATAAGTTTGTGTGTAGTGGTCATTAGGCCATGTGTAAGCTCCGTTGTAGTATCTGTAAAGAATATCGAATTTTACATATTGGTTTACATATATGTTTGACCATATAGGCACATATCCCTCTATTTCATAAATAGTTCCGTTTACAAGATTTATGTTTTGAACAGTATAGTTTGAAACAGCCCATCTTGGCATCGCGTATCCATACTCGGCTGGCTCTTGCATACAAGTAATTCTTATTTCAGGGATTGGTGGCATGTCGTGCTGATTGTAACCTGTGCCAATAAATTCATCCATGTAAAACAATCTTAATTTGAAATACATGCCATCTTGGGTAACCCAGCTGCTGTTTCTGATTTTTACTTTTATTGTTTTTTTGAACCAAACAAGTGTGTTTTGTCCTGAAACAACCGATTGCATTCCACCCTCTGCAAGATTTTCACTGAAGAGAAAGTTGTCTCCGTAATCGGTTGCAATTCTTACAGCTGTTATTTCATCGTAAGAAGTTCCTCCTAAATATGTTGTGTTCATCTTGTATATTCTTGGCACAAGATTATACAGGAATTTTGTTCCGAAAATCCATGTTCCTTGTATATCATCGTAAACAGATGCTGAGCAATTGCTAAGTTTGTAAGGATTAGATATTATAACATCCTCTGTTTCTGTTCCGTTATTATGATGATAAATTGGCACAATTCCGTTCGGTGTGAAGTTCGGGTAGAAATATGGTATGTTTTCCTCGCTTCCCCAACCAGTGCAAATGTCAATGAGTTTTGATGTCGTGTTGCTTTTCTTCACGGATAGCAGGCTGTGCTCATATCCGTATTCGAACGATTCAGTCCAATCGTGCTGGTTGAAATATCCGATATGTATTGTGTGACCTACAAAATAATACGGCACATCGTAAACGCTGAACATTTCGTTAAGCGACTCCAGTATTGTCTTGTCCTCGAAAGAAACCAGATTCTCTTCTATGAAGTTGTCTTCCGTAGGGTCTGTGTAGTTCACATCATCGTCAATGACAACCGTGAAACCGCTTGTCTCGTTCAATATGCCGTGATATGCGAGTGAATTCCTGAGCCGATGCGCGAACTGGTCTATCCTGCCGTAAAAGCTGAATGTCGTGTTGTTTGAGCATGGATGGTCTTGTGTCACATCGTCTCCTTGCGAAACAACATCAAAAAAGTACAAATGCTCAAGGATTATCCTGTCATTCACAAACGTAATCTCATGTTTGTACCCTTTGTTGGATTCAGTGCTGGATATTGAGCTTGTCGGTGTCTTGTCAACTGTGAAAACATTCCCTCCGAATATGGTGAAAACTGGGTCTTGGAAATTGTCATCAAGGCATCTTTTGTTGTATAGGGTTGCCGATATTGTCGGAGCGTTACCCATTCTCGATGCGTTGTATGTGAAATCAAATATTTCTGCTTGCTCATTGTCGCCAGGGAAATATATGTCTGTATATTCGCTTAAATAATTACCATCGTTAAGATAGTATATTTTTGTTGTATCAATATCTGTCAGTGGAATTGACAAATCCCTGAAATATGTTCCCAATGGCATAGTGCATTCATACCACTCTCCTGATGGGATTGCATCTGAATTGTCAGTTGCATGGAACAGTTTCCTTGTGGCTGTAGGAATTAAATCCCCAACAATTTGCAGAAGATAATCCCCCTTTCTAAATGTTGTTGGAAAATCGGATGTTCCAGATGTTCTTACAACACCTATTACATTTATGGTCTTCTCTGTAGGAGGCAGTTTGTAAAGTTTCAGCGTCTTTTCCATTACGAAACAAATTCAATGTTAAATTATGATATTTGCGTTGTTCGGATCTGTCTGAGGTTGTGTTGAAGAATTCTGCTCTGTCTGTTTGTTTTTCTGAGTCGCAACCTCATCCTCACGCTTCCTCTTTTCGGCCTCCTCGTTCGAAACACGTATTTTCTCATCGGGCTTGCTGAGCGTGTTGAGCTCGATTCCGCTTTCCTTTGACAGCACGCCTGCGCCTGTGAGAATGGTTATCATTTGGTTGTACTCGTAATCGTTCATAGGTCTCCATACTTTCATCTTCGCACTGATTTTCAAATCGGCAAACTTCGTGTAGGCATCCTTTGTTATTCCTTTGTTGACGAGCTCTTTCGACAGTCCGAACTTGAACAGACGAACCATCTTGTCAACAACATTCTGCCACTCTATGACACCTTGCAAAGCGTTCTCAATGTCAAGCGACTGAGTTAGAGCAATAGCTATTCCGCTGATTTGTCCGCTGATTTTGATGTCCTTCGGAAGTAAGAATGTCGTGCTCGCCCCCTTCTGAATGCTCTCTTCCATGAGATTGAGAGTTTCGATAGTGCCCTCTGGCGATGGAGGAGCGAGAAATTTCGCATCTCCGTTTCCGTCAAGAGATGTGTCGTTGAGGATAATGTTGCCAGCGAGCTTCTTCCCCTTGTTTCCGAAATTTCCCTTGATATAGAGAATGCCCCACCCATAACGCTTCTGTATTGCGTTGAAAATGTTGTAAAGTATCTCGTAGCTCTCAATGACGCTCTGCACGTTCTCCCAAGCCACATTGCCACGTTTTGTGATAAGCGGAATCTCGTTGAAACCATGTTTGACAGGTTCTTCCAATATCCATCCATCCTCTCCTATTTTGTCCGTCTCCCCTTTGTTAGTCCATCTGTACATGTATGTGTCATCGTAGCTGTCGATATACTCGACATCGTCAACACTGTAATACACGCTCTCAAGGATTCTGTCTCCGTTGTCATCGTTGTGAGGGCATAGAACATAACCGTCTGCGAAAGAGAGAACACGGCTCTTTATCTCCCCTTTTCTGTCAAAATAGTACAGCAAACCAGCGTCTCCGTAAGACTTCTGTGTGGCGACCATCTTTTTCTTCATTCCGTCTTGGTTTCGCAAATCCCAATACTGCTTGAAAAGAATGAATTCTGAATTCTGCTCCTCTGTCGGGTTAATCTCCGTAAGAGTGAACTGAAGCGGGTTTCCGGTAAGGTGAAGAACCTGCTTGTCCCTGATTATCCTCTGGAAAGGAATTGCCATCCTTGAGAACTTTATCTCACGGAAATCGTCATCACGGACTTTCACGCAGAGCGATGGAACGTTCTCGTCAAACAGAACGCTGTGAGATTGAGGGTCAAGCTCACGTATATACTGTTCCTGAGGTATTGTCTTGTAATAAATGCTCGGAATTTTTGCATCGCTAACGGATGTCATATACACTTTGTTGACAGATGGCATTGCCTCCATTGTCGCACCTCTGACAAAAGGTTTCTTTTTTCTCAGCTTTTCTGGCGATGCCAGCAGCTCATTGACCATTTCCTTGTATTTGTCCATTGCTATTGTTTTGTTTCGTTCTGTTGTAAATAACACTCTCTTCTCGTGTAAGGGCATACCGTGTTGAACTTCTGCTCAACTATGACCATCTGTGTCTTCTTTTCCGATGAAATGTTGAACTTGTCGTTCAGTTTCACACGTATGTCTGCTATCTGTTTGTACCCTTCCTTTACTTCCATTTTTCCATCGACCATTGCCGCCTCAATCCTGTCGATAAGCCTCTGCATCTCGTTCTTGTTCTCCTCGAACGTCATCTTGTCCTTGTCGGAAAGCGTGTCATCGGATTTGAAGTTGAGGTCAATGTAGCTTCTCAAGAAAGACATTGCGGCAGTGCTCTCGTATGCTTCAATATCAGTCGGCTCGACACCGAAAACGGCTTGGTAAACCATCGGTTTCACAGAAATGCTTTTCGTGAGTATCAGATAGGCTATGTCCCTTATTCTAACGGAATGTCCGAGTTTCCCGCAAGCTTCGATAGCATCCCTTATGTTTTTCTCATCTATCATATACCGTGTTTTAATGTTTTGCAAATATACAAAAATTAACAAACAAATCGCACAAAATCATATTATTAATACCAAGTAGTATCATCAAACACATTCACATTCTCAACATCGAACGTGTCATCGTACTCCTTATCCTCATATTCCCTTCTCTTTGTCCTCGTAAGCTCATCTCCGTATGCGCATGAAAGCGTAGGCATCATTCTCATTGCGCAAGGGTCTAACAAGTCCATTGAACGGCTCTTTCCGAGCTTCTGATTCATCTCCTTCTTGGAGTAAAGCGTTTTTTTTCCGCTCTGAGCATCCCTGAACCTCACCACAGAACACTCCTCTATGAACTCGTTCGCTATCGTTATCCTCTCCTTCATATTGGCGTGGTCGTATATCTTCTCTCCTATCCAATCCGCAAAAGAAAGATGCTGCTTCTTTATCACATCGACAAGCCTCATGTAGCACTCATCCTTCAGCTTCATCACTCCTCTTCCGTACAGACCTATAGGTGCCCTGTATGAAACATACTGAACAGCATCTGGTATATAATCGTTTATGTACGTTCCTCTCACAGCATCATATATTATATGCGAGTCTGGCACATCGTGCTCTACTGCGAAAATATGCAGCTTCTCTGCGTTCATTCTCGGTGTGCTCTTGCTCAGTATCAGAATATCCTCCGCATGGAAGCCGTCCCAGTATATCGCCAAAAAATTGTCTGTCCCAGTGTCTGCAAGGTCTGCCGTTATCCACCTGTCGCCGTTCCTCTGCGGGTCGTTGAGAAAAACAAAGTTCGCATCATCTGTTGTTATAGGAGCATCCAAGTCATCCTTTGTGGACACATTCCAGTTACCCTCAAGAAGCTGCTGGGCTATCCTTCCGCCTGTCATTGCGACACTGCCGACATATCCCTTGTTTGTGCCGATTGATGCCTTGTTCTCCGACATTCTTCCAAGATAGAATGTGAAAGACTTAATCATGTCAGCCCAAGTCGCAGTTCCGTTCTTTCCGTTGATTGACTTTATCTTCCTGTCAATGTCAATCTTGCATTTTGCGTAAACATCCTCTTTTGTATCACCCCATACAACATCTTTGACACTCTCGCCATTGATATAGAAATACCTTATTACTCCGTTTCTGTCCTCCCTTATATATCCATCTACGCCTATATACCAATCAATAAACTGCCTTAGCCAGTGGTCACGCTCAGGGTTTGTTGTCATTGCAACATGTCCTGTCCATTTTGCTGTGCCTCGGTTACGTGAGTAAATTGTTGTGAAACACTCCCACGTGAATCCAGTTCCCTCATCGAAATATATGTGGTCGTACTGACGGCCTTTGAAACGCTGCATCACCTTCTCACGGCTCTGGTCTGCAACGTGCGTCACATCAACGTATGCGCCTGAAGGGAAAATCACCCTCGGCTCGCCTGATTCTATTACTTTAATATTGTCACCGTAAACCTCCCTGAATGTGTCAAGAATAGAACCACCAGCTCTCAAGTCACCCAAGTTGTTACGAAGGAAAAGACTACGGAAATGAGGGTCTTGAGATGGCTCTGCGATTGACATCACGGCTGCAAACGTGTTGTGAGTCAATGTGAATCCATCTGTAATATACAAATGGTCATCGCTTGACACAAGCAGACACTTCATTTGTTCTTTGCCAATATACTTTACAGATTTGATATTTTTTGCAAATGAATATTTCTTTTGCAGATTGACTTTTTTTCTTTCAAGAGTTACAAAATCGTCCCTATTTTCAAACATACAAAAAACCCTGTATGCTGTTTTGCACACTATTCTTTCGCCGTTTTTTTTATAAGAACCTTGTTTTATGTAAACAGTTACTTTGGCTCCAAGAGACCTTGCGACAAAACAAAAATCATCACAAAGCTGTTTAGATGATGTAGAGTACTCGACTCTGTTTGTTGTTGGATATACATGTCCATCCGTATCTATAAGTCCACGCAACAACTCTTTTCGCTCCTCAATCGTGGAATATTTGTATTGTTCTGGAATAAACTTTGTGTGAGACAGTGTTCCTTCCAAACCGAGATTTTGAATCTCTTTGTTTATTTTTTTGTCTGTTACTGTAACATATTCGCATCTTAATGGATATTTATGTTTTATAAAATCAAACTTTTGAAGAGAATTAGCCCTTTCTACATTTTCAAAATCCGTAAAGATATAAGTTGAATATCTGTTACTTTTCCTAATATGACCATCTCCTAATATTATTCCGAGAAGATAAGGATGTATAGGTAATTCACCTTTATATTCAAGTTCAATCGGTTTGGACAATGGTATGCTGTACCTTTTGAATCCTTTTCTCAATATCTCTTCTAATGTTATTACAACGGTCTTTTGTGTGTATTTGTCATATACATTCCACAAATGCTCGTTGCAACATCGAACGGTTGTTGTGTCATCAAAAGTTATCTCATAGGAATCCAACATACCTTTTTCATATATATTCAATATACTTTGAGGCTTTCCGTTTGAACTTGAAATAATATCTCCAATTTTTAGGTCTTTTATTTTAACAAATCCTTTAGGAGTTAGAACTAAACTATTGATTGGCTGTGCTTTACCACAGTTTAACACGCCACCGGCTACAACAAAATCCACGTTTGTTCTTGTGAAAAACTCTTGGAATCCCTCTTGCGGTTTTATAATTTTTATCTCATCCATACATTTTGATTAATCAGCCGCAAAGATACAAAAAAATAACGATGTGACAAAATTTTTAAAAAAAATCGCACAGATTGAAAAAAATATATTACTTTTGCAAAAGTTTTAACGATTAAACCAAAAGACTATGAAATTCACAAAAGAAGATGCTTGTAAAGAGCTTACGAGCAAGCTGCAACCGAAAGTCGAAAAAATCGAGGATTGGGAGCGCACAATCAGGGAGCATGTGGACAACCTGCTTGCTCTCGTGGGAGAAAGTTACGAAGGCGAGCTTGACGATTTTGTCGCCAAGGCGTTGCCGATGTTTGAGACAACGAACGGATTTCTCCGCAAGAAAAACTCGGATGTCGCACAGTCGTTTAACAAGCAGATTGAAGACCTCAAGAAGCAAATCCCGCCCAAACAAGAACCGCCAAAGCCTGACGGTAACGAACAGCTTCTTCAGCGCATTGCCGAACTTGAAAAGAAGATGAGTGAAGAGGAGAGCACCAAAAAGGTGTCCGCAATCAGAACGCAGCTTTTTGACAAAATCAAGGCAGGTGGCGTGAAGAACGAGGAATGGATCAACTCAATGCTTGACAAGTCGAGAATTGAGGAGAGCACGGACGTTGAGAAAGAATCCGCATCCTATGTCGAGATGTACAACAAATTCTTCTCCCAGCTTCCAGACGATCCGAGTAAAGTCACGCCAAAGTCGCCTAGGGAAGAACCTACCGACAAGGCGAACAAAGCAATCGCAGCGGCAGCCGAATTAGTGAAAGGCAGCTTGCTGTAAAGTTTAACTTAAAAAAACAGAACAATTATGATGCCAAACGAATTTGGATTCTTCAGAGGAAGAGAATTAATGCAGAAGAGAGGTTCTGTTGGAGGCTTCCGCAATGTGTTCGTGAAATTGCAGGGTATCAAGAACGAGCTTGTTTACCCCACATTCGGCGGTCTTATCAGAAACCCGTTCAAAACTGCAACTGGCACTAACCCTGCCAAAATGTTCGCAGGCGACCTTTGCTGGTACAAGACCAACGACAAAGGTATGGAACCTGAGATTTATCTGCTGAAAACCTTCGAGGTTATTTCAGCATCATCAACCACTGTCAACATTAACAAGGATGGCGGTTTCCGTCACAAACCTTGCGTTGGCGACATCATCATGAAAGCCCCAGAGACAATCGGTGGAGAAGGAACTGGCGTGAAAATCACAGCCATTGAGGAAACCACTGTTACCGTGTCAGAGGTTGTTTACAATGTATGGGCTGTTACAACTTCAGCAAACATCGCATCCTCACTGTCAAAGGGAGACATTATGGTAGAAGCAGAGGCAACTGGCTCAACAACCATGCTTGTGAAGGCAATCAACGCAATTATCGATTGCGACTGCGATTTCTTCAACACTCCAGCTATCACATCAAACACGAACCTGACTCCGACTTCCGCAACCAACACTTCTGATTTCGACAGTCCGAGATTCATGTACACTCCAGCTCTCGGAGGTGTTATGTACACTTACAAAATGTCTCCTGTTCCAGCGTGTGTGAAAGCCCTCAACCGCTCAAGTGTGAACGGCTGGTTCAAAGTTGATTACTACGACATGAACGGAGCTGTGTCAGCAGCCGAGACCGCAACCGCTGAGAAAGTGGCTTTGTTGGCTCAGACTGGCTCGACAGACCCGACCACCGCAACTGTTGGTCTTGTGGGCTCTATCTACACAAATTCAACCGACCAAGGCGTGTTCGTTTGCACCGCAGTCACTGTTGGTGCTGAGTCAACGACATACACTTGGAAAGAAGTAACAGTATCTTAATGAAAGGAGGATTAAGTCATGGCAAAATTTGAAACAAGTCAATATTCGAAGCTGTATGACAGCATGGAAGGACGCAGCATTATGACCGCAATCCTTTCAAATCCCGATTTGCTCCGCGCGAATCACATGTTCTGGTCTGAGAAGTTCAGAGTTGACCCGAACATCACACCTACGGACGCTCACGGCAAAGCCACGTTCACATCATATATGCGCCAGCTTGAGTCTGGTCAGATGATGGACATGAGAGCACCGCTTGGCGACTCAAGACCAGTCGAAAGAGGCAACGCCGCTTTCTATACTGGCGTTATCCCAGATTTCATCGCCCCTGGCTATGTGGAGAAAGCTCCAGAGAGAATGTACAAGGAAAAACTGTACGAACAGTTCGGAGATGCCAAGCTGCTCGCAATGTTCGCAACAGATGTTCTTCAGCCTATGGTCGATTCAGCCAACCAGACCTTGTCAAACATGGCCGCCCAGCTGATGTCAAAAGGCTCAATCACCTACAACTATGGTGGTGGCATCCATGACAACTTGTACAAGGCAGACATCCCTGCGGCAAACTTCAAGACCGCTGGTGCTGTTTCTTGGGCTGACACAACCAACTGCAAGATTCTCGACCAAGTAAGAAAGCTCTACCAAGACATTCTTGACCAGCTCGGATTGGAAAGTCTTCCGATGCAGTTGGAAATCACGAGAAACAACTGGAACAACTACTGGCTGAAAAACGCTCAGGTAATTGAATGGGTTCGCTACATCAAGTCGGTGAACAACGTTCTTCTGCCTACTACCATCACCCTGACAAGTGACATGGCACAGGAAGCTGTGAACGCTTTCGAGGGACTTCCCAAGATTGTCATTATCGAGGAGAAACAGAAAGATGAAACAAGCGGGATCGTTCACGGATGGGCTGACAACATTGCTGTCATTCGTCCTATCGGCTACGCTGGTTACATCCGCCACACTTCAATTCTTGACGAAGAGGTTTACACCAAGTACGGCAACAACCTTGTTACAAGAAACTTCTCACACACTGGAAGCGGCTTGTTCACTGTGATGAACAGCGTTATCGCCAACAGTAATCTGAAAGAATGGCACACTGACTTGATGATGAGCGCAATCCCGTCATTGGATGAGTTCCTGTACCACTTTATTATTAACACTACCACCGCAGACTAACAATTAAAAAAACAACTGATATGGAAGTTGAGGATTTCATAGTTGAATATATGTCTGGTTTGACAAACTTCGTCTTTGACCGCTCCGTCATTGAGCGAATAGCCATTGACAGAGGTTGTGCAGAGGTGGATTCAGTTGATTCGCTTTCGCAGCAAGACAAGGACTTGCTGCGGGCGGATTTGCTGTACACCGCTTACTGTGGCCCAGACACGATAGCCAACCGTACGCAATCTCATGGGTCTTACACACAATCCGTAGGCTCACAGAAAGTGAACAAGAGCGACTTGTTCAGAATCTTCATGCATCTGTATCAGAAGTACGATGATCCAATGCTTGAGCAGATTCAGGGAAACATGCAATGGCTTGATTTTTAATATGCCTATATATGAACACAATGCCCAAACAAATTCAAGAATATCCGTTTACAGGTTCGTTTTACAGACAGACCGATGGTGACGTTTCCGTTCCTTTGAACGAGCGTGAATCATCTGAGGAGCTTGTGTTGACAACCGTGTGCGACATTCAGGAAGCATCACACTCTATGAGCAGGGATTTCATTGAGGCATCATACGCAGTTTACTTTCCGTTTGACGGAGTAGTGCTTGTGAGGCGCAGCGACCTGTTCAGAGGCGAGATGTACGGCATGGACATAATCGGCACTGTCATTGGTGTTTTCCCTTCTCAGCTTGGAGGCTGCAAGGTGTATATAAAGAGTTTGGAGGAGGAATAGGGCTATGGCGAGAGGTGCGTACAGTTTTGATGATTTCTTAATCAGTTACAAAGGCGGCAACAAAGTTGCTATGGATGCTGCTATTGCAATTAAGCGTTGTCAAGGGCAATTTGTCTATGACACTCTGAAAAAGCTTCACGATGTGATTGAATGGTATGTCACCACAGGAAAGACTTACAAAAACAGGAAGTACAACCTCAGCGCAAGTATAGGCGGCTGCGTTTATTATAACGGAAAGCCTTATGAGTTTGACAGAACGTATTCAAGCGGTCTTCATCTCACAAACCCTATTTACTCTGGTGTTAAATCAAGAAAGCCTTGGCGTTACAAAGGTGTGGATTACAGAGGTCAAGATGTTATATGGTCTTACCTTAACCATCATGATTCTTTGCAGAAGGGGTTCAGTGTTGTTCTGGCTGTAGGCATGCCTTATGGTCAGTTCAAAAACATAAAGGACATGTTCAACAGATTCATGGCTTTGAATCCAGGAATCAAGCTGAACTTCATACCTATAAGAACGGCAGAAGGCGGATTTATTTATAACGAATAAAATTTCTGATTATGGAATACAATGCGAACATGAACATATCAAACATAGAGACATTCCTTGATGGTTTGTTCAGAGGGACTGTGTCTGACCATACTTTTGTCGGCACGCTTCCGACCACAATTAAACAAGATTGGAATGACATGTGTCTTGTTGATTTGTCAAACGCCATTCTTGATTTGGATGCCAAGGGGACTGGGCTCGCATTCATTTGGCTATACGCCAAGCCAAACCGTGACGGTACAAAGAACGTCAAGAAGATGTCTGAGCTCGAAAACGCAATACAAACCGCAATTGAATCCAACACAAACTCAAACTACTCTATCACAAGGAGCAGCACATACACCGAATATGACAGCCTCCGAAAATGGCATTGCAACATCGTTGAGCTCAATATTCAAATATTCAACAATAACCAATAAAACTTTACAATTATGGCAATTACAAGATTATCTTCGGGTCAGGTGATTCTTACGAATGCCTCCCACCTTTACATGACTCCTTACGTTGGCGCTGACACTGTTGGCGGCACTACGTATGATGTCGTGTCAATTGTCGGCGATACCATCAGCATTGAGCAGGATGACCCCGACACCAACGAAATTGCATGGGAGTTCGGTGATACCCCGTTGATGCAGAGCATCACTTTGGGTAACGTGAATTTCGCAGCTACATGTATCGACATGCAGAGCACAATCTTGGAAAAGCTGTTCGGCTGGACTAAGAACGCAAACGGTGTGTTCGCTCCTGTGGCTTACACCGATTTGTACTGCGCAATTCTCATCACCTTCCATGATTCCAACCTGCCTTACGTGATTCTTCCGAAGGTGAAAATCAGCTCAAAGGCTGTCATTCAGTCTCTGAAGACTGGTACTGCCGAAGCTCAGTTGAGCGGTACTGCATACGCAGCTTATGTAAGCGGTAGCGCATCAGGCGTAAGCACACCTGTTCACACTGTTACTCAGTTCGGAACAACTTCTCCATCATCTGCCAATCTTCTTCCGTTGGGAAGCATTTTTGTTGACACAAGTGGAAAGAAAATTTACACTGTCATCGACAATGATGGTTCTCTTGAATGGGATGCTGGCGTTTCGGCCTCTGGTGGCGATGCGTACTACACAAATGGTTCTGTTGTATGGTTTTGGGACAGCGGCGATTCTCAATTTGAATCAGTTTCATCTGTTCCTTCAACTGTTGGAACAGAAACCACTTGGGGCTTGTTCAACCCATCCTCAACTGCTTATGTTGACGGTGGTAGCGGCTCTTATGTGGCTGTTCCGTAACAATCACGTAATTGGAACAAAAAGAAAAAGACGGATGAGAAATTGTCCGTCTTTTTTTGTATCTTTGCGGCAATAAAAATCATAATGCTATGGGAAAAATCATAACCGCTGTCAGCGACAAGAAACAGAAGCTCGCAGAACAGAGAAAGAAGGCGAAGGAAGTAAACGAAGTTTCGATAGACGACCAGATACGCCTTGCTGAGATACTTAACGACACACCGAGACTTGTGGCATTGAACGGAACAGTTTGGGAGGTCAGAGCTTTAAGAATGGGCACACAGTACCTCATTGCAGAGAAGATGCTTGAAATAACGAAAGCGGAGGAAGGCTCTTTCGGAGATGTTCTCAAGCATTTCTTCAAGAGCATACCAGCTGTGGTTGAGGTTGTCGCTTTGTGCGTTCTCAACGACAGGCACAAGATTTACAAGAACGGCAGGGAGCATGATGGTTTCTCTGACTTGTACTATTCGACAATAGAGACGCTGACATGGGATTGCGACCCAACAAAGTTCATAGAGATATTGATTGACATATTCGAGCTTTTCGACATCAGTTTTTTTTTCGAAAGTCTGAACACGTTGGATATGTTCAGACAGATGACTACGATGAAGAAGAGGATGAGGAGGGATTTGCAATTGGAGGGCTCGCAGACGAAGACGAAGACAAAGACAAAAGCACGGAAATGAGGTATGCGGTGAGTCAGATAGGCGAGATGGTGGATTTCCTCAAGGCGTTCCCTTTTGTGAGCGCAGAGGAGTACAAATGGGGTCTGAGCGTGCCTATGATAAGGCTGATGAGCTACGACAACACGCATCTCGTGCATTTGACGAAGCGGCAGCAGATGATGAGGGGTGCGAAAAACATAACTATGGAAAACGACCTTGGCATGACGATATTGTCAGGGGAATAACATATAAAACGAAAGGAGACAATTATGGCAACAGGACAAGCTGGAGAGGCTGAACTGGTGAGAATAAATGAGAGACTTGAAAAGCTTAACAAGGATTTCGAGGAAACCGTAAAGCAATCCGAAGCTGCTAACAAGGCTATACAAGCAATGGGAGACACTATTCAGAATCTTGGTAGAGGTTTTGAAAACTTGGGCGATCTCTCAGACATGTTCAACCAAATAAAAACAAGTGCGATAGAATCCGCAAAAGGAATGGGCAAAGGTTTCACAGACCAGCTCAACGACATAACGGAAGCTGTCAAGATGCTTCCCAAAGCATTCACCAAGGATGTTAAATTCATAGATGTAGAAACTCTCAGAGGTCAGAAGGAGGAATCTGTAAAACTTCTCGATGAATACAGAAAGAAAAGAACAGAAATCGGCAATTTAATTGCTCAAAAAGAAGATGAGAAACTTGCATCGCCAGACGCTGAATCTTACGACAGGATAGTGGCTGATATTAAGGTGTTGAATAGTGAGCAAACAAAATATGACAATCTCATTCACAACCAAAAACAACTTGTTTCTGAAATAGAAAGAGGATGGGATGCTGATGTAAATGCTGCGACAAGATACAACGAGACAATACTCACGATGGCCGCAAATTACGAAGCGGCAGAGGTGCGTATCAAACAGATAGATGAGGAGCTTTTGAAGCTGACGGCAACAAACAAGGCTTTCAGAACAGATGCATCTGGTGAGATTGTCAAAACTCAAGAGGTGGAAAAGCTTGAGGAAGAGCGTGCGAAACTTGTTGAAACAAACAAGCACAGAAAAAAGGCTTACGAATATGTACAAAGAATAACAAGCGGTCTTTCCGAGCAAGCAAAGCAAGCTTATGAGTTGAGAAGAAGGCAAGAGCAGATAACACAAGAGAACGAAAGACAGCTTGAAGTGCGTAAGGAAATAGCTTCAATCAAGCAGACAAACGTTAGCGCAATGTCATTATCGGATGTTCGGCAAATGTACTCAAATGTTGAACAACTGGCAAAAGAAATGCGTGAACTTGAAAAGGCTGGCCAATCCAATAGCAAGCAATATAAGGAGAACAAAGAGAAACTTAACGCATACATAGCGAAACTAAAAGAGGCAGGCATTGCTATGGATGGGTTTAAAAATGTTTCCAGCAAAGCAAAAAGCGTTCTTTCTTCTCTTGCATCTCAATTCGGAATTGTTTTCTCTATAGGTGGAATTGTTAGTTTTTTGAATAATATAATTAAAATTACAGGAGAATTTGAGCTGCAAGAAAAGGCATTGGGTGCAATTATCCAAAGTCAAGAGAAAGCTAATGACATGTTCAATAAACTTACATTGATGGCAACAAAATCGCCATACAACATTCAGCAGTTGGTGTCATACAACAGACAGTTGGCTGCGTACCGTGTCGAGACCGAAAAGTTGCTTCCGACTATGAAGATGCTTGGCGATGTTTCGGCTGGTGTCGGTGTTGACATGCAGCGTCTGATTCTTGCTTATGGTCAGGTAAAGGCGGCAAACTATTTGAGAGGTCAAGAGCTTCGTCAGTTCTCTGAGGCGGGTATCAACATTCTTGGTGAACTTGCCGATAAATTTACAGAGTTAGAAGGCAAAGCTGTTTCTACTGGAGAGGTGTTCGAGCGTGTTTCAAAGAGAATGGTGACATTCGAGGATGTTAATGAGGTGTTTGAGCGTCTGACACAAAAAGGAGGTATATTTTACGAGATGCAGCAGAAACAAGCAGAGACACTTAGAGGTCAAATTAAGAACTTGAGCGATGCTTTCAAAATTGAGGCGAACAAAATGGGGTCTTCAATTTCAGACACCGTGAAAACAGCTGTGGGGTTGCTAAAGATTTTAATGAAAAGCTTGTCAACATTGTTAAATATAGGCAAGGGTGTGCTGTCATTATGGGTTGCTTACAAGATTGCATTGACAGTGGCAAACACAAAAGCAAAAATGATGGCATACACTACAAAAGGTTTGACATCTGCAAACGCTCTTTATGCCATGTCAATAAGAAAAGTTGAAAGGGCATTGCTCAGTCTTAATTTACAATTTGAAAAGGCAACAAATGGTGCAAAGGGATTCAGTGCTTTTATGAAAGGCGGAGGATGGGCTGGTGCTATTATGCTTGCTGTTACAGCAGCTATAGAATTAGCAATGTATGTACACAAAATAAACAAAGAGCTTGCTGAAATAGACAAAAGAGGTCTTGAACTTCGTTCTGATTTGGGTTCTTCGGATTATTTTGGTTTCCGACAAGAAGGAGACTTTAAGGGAATGAAGTGGATAGATGTTTACGAGAAAAAGGCTGTTACATTGGAGGAGAAGTTCGCATTGGTTGACCAAATGCTTGAGCAACTTCAAAAAAGAGGAATAGACATCGCATACGATATTGACAAAAATGGAGACAATGCTGCTGAGAAGATTGACGAGTTCGCTCATGGTCTTGAAGATGTTGCTCTAAGGCTTTCTGTAATAAAAACAAGATTTGAACAAGCTAAAGTAGAGGCTGACAAGTTTTTGAACAGGTTTAGTTATGCTCAATATTCAGAGTTTGACCCGGGTAGTTGGTCACTTGACCCAACTTTTGAATCTGCAATTGAGGATTTTACAAAAAGTTATTCTGCTGTAGAATCAAAATTTGCGAATCAAAACACTGCCAATGTTCAAAGTATAAAAGAGTATTACGACAGTGCAAAGGATGTAACTACAGAAGAACAAAAAACATACAATCTTTTACTTGAGATTGAAAACATAAACAACAAAAATGTTGTTTTGAAGAGAAAAGAAATAGAGCTTGAGGAGAGGCTTGTGGAATTATATGAACAAAGAACAGGTAAAAAGCTTGATAAGTATGAAGGTTATGGTGATTCAAATATAGAGGAATACAGCCAAAGATTTGAGGCTCTTTATGAAAAGTTCAACAAACAAATGGAAGAAAACAGGGGACTACTTGAGGAGAATGTTGAACTCGGATCAATAGAGCATGTCAAAAAAATCAAACAAGCCATTCAAGCGACATTTCCTGAAATAAGCAAAGAAATACAAGAACAACTTCTGCTAAATGTTATGCAGAGGAAATATCCGAATATAGAGTGGAATTACGATTTGGTTTTCGACCAAATTAAATACCCAGAACCATCGGAATATACACAGCATTTTCAAAAAAAATTTGATGAGCTGCAATCTGAATACATAGAAGGAATGAGTGAAGATTTGAAGAAAATGTTTGATACTGATGGAATGTTAAACTATGCTAACGCTTTTCACAAAGAAACAAAGACTGTAGTAAAGGAAATTGAAGATGTTAAGACAGCTGTTCAAGAGGTTGTAACGGTTGAAGACGATTGGGTGAAATTAAAAGGAAAGGATTGGCTAAATATTCTTCCTGAAGAAACAGGTGATGACATAAGAAAACGTTTAAGAGCAACCATCAAAGATGTAGAAATTTTCAAAAGAGATATTCTTCAAGAAACTACTGATATTCACGAAGTTGTACGGGCATTCAATGCTTTTGGTATTGCCGAAATTATCAAGGTTCCATCAAACGCAACAGAAGAGCAAATAAAACAAATAAGAGACGAGATAAGTCCTTACATCAATTCGTATGAGGATTTTTTGAAAAAAGCTCGAAAAGAAGTTGGTGGAAGAGAAGAGGAAATAAATAGAGCGGCTAAAAGCTATACTTCGGAGTTCAACACAATGATTAACTTCATCAAGAAGTTGAACACGGAGACCGAGAAACTTGGAAAGACGTTTGACACACATTTGTCAACCGACAAATACAAATCTGCTCTCGAACAAGTCAGAAATGCTTTCACAAGCGAATTCAAATCAATGCCGAAGGAATTCCAGCAAATGTTCTCAGGTCTTATGGAGAATGTCGATTTCTCCGACAGAAATGTGATTTTGCAACAGCTTGAGCAATTAAAAACACTTGCTAAAAGTGGAAAGTATAAGAAAGACGCTGAGGAAATTATAAGAAACATTGAGGCTGTAATGTCAACTATGGAGGCGGGAATGCAGATAGAGGTCAAAACAGCCGATGACAAGGAGTTGCAGCGTCAGGTTGAGGACATGTTCAGCGATTACGAGATAACTGTCGAGTTGCAGAAACTCGGCATTGACGCTGACACCGCAAAGAGCTTCTTCGGTCTTGACTACACCGACTTGAACACTTTGCAGAAGAAGATTTTCGAGATGCAAGAACAGTTCACTGGAGCGGATGCTGTTGAGAAATACAGGTCGTACATTGACAAGTTGTTCAAGATAACGGACAAGGCAAACCTTGATGCTGTGAAGAAATATTCAAAGTATCTGCAATACGAAATGAGCGAGCGTGTCAGAGTTGAGATGGAATACCAAAGACAAATGGGCGAGGTTTACGGAAGCTCGGCTTTCACAGGAGAGCAGAAGACCGACATAATAGGCAACCTTGAGAAAGAAATGAAGAAGAAGTTGCAGAAAATGGATTGGGATGAGTTCAAGGCCACTGACTACTACATTGAAATGTTCCAGAACCTTGAGTTCGCATCTACTTCCGCAATCAACACAATGATAACCAAACTTGCGGATTTGAGGGATTCAATGTCAGAGCTTGACGCTACACAAGTCAAGGAGATAACCAAGCAAATGGAGGCTCTTGAGGATGAGATGATAAGGAGAAATCCTTTCCAATCTCTGATAAGCTCAATGAAAAAATGGAACGCTGCGAAGAAAGCGGCAAGAGATGATGAGGAATACAAAAGCATTTTGCCTACAGACTATGAAATTGAAAGCACTGGTAAAATGATACAAGATGTTCTCAATGAAATAGACAAGAAGCTTAATGTAACTTCTGGAGATGGGAAGAAAGGGTTAATTGATTTGAGGAAAGAGTGGGAGACTATATGGCAGCTTGCCAAACAAAGAGACGAAGCTTCCGCATCGTTATTGTCGCAATCATCTCAGCAGAACGCTTACAAAATAGGTGTTTCAATTAAAACAGACAGCATTGATGACATAAACAAGGCGATTGATGAACTGACTCAAAAATCGAATGAAGCTAAAGCATCTTTGTCAGAACTTGAAAAACCAGAAACGGAAGACAAGGACAGAGCGAGCGAACTAATGCAAACTGCAAGTATAGCAGATTCACTTCTTCTTATTCTCGGAGATTTGAAATCTGCTTACATAGAGCTTGGAGACAACGCAAAAGTTTCAGCAAACTCAGCTTACAATGAATGGAAGAACACGGATGAAGAGATTGAAAAATTGACAAAAACAGAAAAAAAGGCAAAAAATGAGATAGCAAACCAAAAGAAAGCTGTAAAGGCTATCAAAGAGTTGGCATCTGTTTTCCAGCAAGTAAACGAGAAGAGCAAGGAAGTGTTCGATTCCATTATGGACAACTTGGACTATATCGGAAGCGCAACAGATGAGAACACTGAGGCTTGGAAAGAGTTCGGAGACGCAATCTTCGACACAGTAACCTCTGCTCTCACAATGATACCTATGCTTGTCGCAGGTTTTGATGCGGCTGGTACGGCCATCAACGCTTCAATGGGTATTATCGGACTTATCGCAGAGGCAATTCAGCTTACCATTACGCTTGTCAAGGCTCTTGCCAAAATCCATGACAACGATCTTGAGGCTCAGATAACAAGATACACGAAGAAAATTGACGATTTGAAAAAAGCTTATGACCGTTATCAGAAGGCTTTCGATGCTGCATGGGATTACAACAAAATGAGGCGTTTTTACGATTTGGCGCAAGCGACAGCTGAGCGGCAGATAGAGAATTACAGAAGCATGATAGCGTTGGAGGAGGAGAAGAAAAAATCCGATGAGGAGAAAATAGAGGAGTGGTACAATGCTATTGGTGAGTTACAAGAGGAGCTGCTTGACAACCGTGAGAAGATTATGAACGAGCTCGGAGGGTTCGGCTCTGAGGAGGATATGGGCTCTGCGGCAGAGCAGTTCGCATCCGCATGGTATGACGCATTCTTGGAGACTGGAAGCGGTTTGCAGGCACTTGAAGACACTTTCCAAAGTTTCCTTGAGAATATTGTGAAGAAACAATTGTTGCTGCAAGGTTCGCAACAGATATTAGACCCTTTGTTTACATCAATTAATGAAATGCTTAGCGATGGGAGAGCCGATGCCGAAG